AGCAATCAATGAGATGCTGGCGCAGTTCAAGACGTTTGCCATCCGCGCCGAGGTCACGTTCTTCCTTATCGCCCACCCGGCAAAGCCGATGAACCCCGGCCCGGATTGGGTGCCTACGGGTTACTCCATCTCCGGCTCTGCCCACTTCTACAATCGCGCCGACTTCGGCCTGACCATTCAGCGCAGGATAGACAAGTCGGTCTTTCATGTTTGGAAGTGTAGGTTCCCCTGGCAAGGTGGCTTGGGGCAGGCTGATCTCTTTTACGACAAGGCAACTGGCGCCTTCCGTGCTGCGGCTTCGGCTCCCGATCCAGATGATGACATCGTGGCGCGCGGCTATGACGAGGCCGCGCCGTTCTGAGGTTTCAACACAATGTATGGAAAGGATTTTTTATGAAGCATGGATATTATGTCATGGGGAAAATGCCGTGTGGGACGGAATTTACCTATGGGAAAAATGAAACAAAAGCTCAGGCCGTTAAATCATTTTGGTTTTCGATGAACTCTCCGTTTGAGGAAACTGAAATTAAAAAAACGCTACGCATTGTTGAGCTTGTTGAAAAAGACATAACTAAAGAAGTTCTTGAAAAACAAAAAGCCAAAAGAAACCCATGATCCAGCAACTAAACCCACCCCTGCCTGTCATTACCCCAAAGGGTAATGCAATAGCGCACTTGGTAATAGACTACGGGCCGGAGTTTAATCTGGTCTGGGTCTGCTTTCAGGAAAACGGAGAATGTTGGTCCTGGCAGAACAAAGAAATACGCGCCCAAAAGAATATAACCTTCGGGCGCGTTACTCAGGGGTGATACTCACTTAGGGAGGATCGTGTATCCCGCGTCTGTTAAAACTTCCGCGTGACACAGGCTCTCTTTCTGTGATCCTTCTAGTTCTAGGTAGTCTTTTATGTTTCCGTCTGTATCTGATGGAAAGATATATGTTTCTTTTATCATTGGATTCTTTTCGTTGTAACCTCCAATGTTTCCATTGTTGTATGAGGTAGATAAAACAACGTATTCATTTCCATTTATTCCTGGCTCAAGCTTATACAAAGCTTGATGCCTCATGCGTCCGTCATTGGTTAGTATGCTGGTGATTGTCTTTATTCTTGTTGCGGTTTTCATGTGCCTGTTCTTTCGCTTAGGGGTGATACAGTTACATCGTCGCCATCTTGTAGGCGATCCATGATCCCAGAATTAAAATCGAAGAGATCATGATGGTCTCGGTCAGATTGTTTTCTGCCGTGTCTTTTAATCTCTGCCAGAACTTCCTCGGCGTCCCGTCTGGTTGGGAAGGGGTATCCGTAGAAGTCTCCTGCCCCAACGATAAACCACCACCCGCCTTTCTCTTTGACCATAACCCTTGACTCCCTGGCACATAGGTAAATCCGTTGTCTCGCAACCATGTCGCTGCCTTGAAGCCGCTAGTGAAAGCGGCAACGGGCGTTCCCTTGAGGTCATCCACCTCGACGAATAGATCCGTCTGCTTCGGGGTGTTCCCCGTCATGCGGTGCGTCACGCGAACATCTGTCGCTGTTGTCTGAATGTGCATCGTTGGTTCTCCTATATCTCTTTCCCCGTGATTTCTTCATAAAGCTGGCGCGCATGGGTCATCGCCGCTTCTTCGTTCTCGTCCTCGCTTCCGGTAACGTAGTGGCTGAACTCATAAATGACAGCTAAAAGCGCGCTCAATACGCGCTCCAACTCCGTCTGGTTTTCTTCATTCGTCATCGGTTGGTTCCTCGTCTGCAATCTGAATGATGGTTTGATATTCCAGAGCGTCTAACGCTTCTTCGATCTGCTCAGGGGTGACACCCTCTAGCTTGCCTCCCTTGGCTTGGAACTCCCACGCCAAGGCGTGAAGCGCGTTCCACGCGCCGCGACTGATAATCATAACTTCCCCTCTTGTTGTGGCAGGGGGATAAACCCCCGGCCTGTTAGTGAATGGTGGCGTATTGCTGCTCGTCTGAAGCCTTATCCACCTTTCTTAGAAGTCTGGCTGCATAGTGAAGGGCCGGGTCGAACTGGTCAGGCTCAATGTCTGCGATGATGGGAACCGCCCCAACGCGCATGAACATGGCGGCATGACTGCCATCGCTGAACGGGATCAGCCAAGCCATGAACCCGATGCGGGGCGCCCCGTCTCCCTGGGTTATGTGGGCAGCTTCTTGGCTGGCGCGTTTCCCTACCGCATCAAGGAAGCGGTCAACGCTTAGACCCGTCTCCTCCCGGATAAACCAACGGCGGGCTATTTCAGAAAAGCGTTCGGCTCGTGTCATTGTGACGGTCTCCTCTGTTGTCACGGTGTTAAGATTAGCACATATACAAGCACCATTACAAGCACAAATAGTGCATCTTCTAGGAAAGATTTGGTTGTCATTGATCAATATTCCTCTGGAAGTAGGAAGGTTGTCACGCTCCGGTCTGCCTCGGTGATGATCCACAGGTCTGGGTCTTGCTCAGGGGTGACACGGCAACGGTAGGCGCCGAGAACTCGCGCCCCTCCTTCCATCGCGGCGCTTAGATTTGCGGCCTGATCTTCCGGGTCCATGTCCTGCCAATCTAGGGCCATGTGACGGTGCAGGGCTGTCTTTAATTGCTCAGGTGCGAAACGCTCCAGGGCGCCGGGCGTTGCGAAAAGCCCGCCCCGTCTAACCTCGGCGGCGAACTCGTTTAAGGGGCGCGGTCCTTTAAGCATTGTCTGATTTCCTTTCGGTGTTGGTCATGGGTTCCCCTTCGCTCAGGGGTGATACAGAAAGCGCGGCCTTGCGGCATCGCCGCCCATCGGGGCGGTCATGGTCTGCCATGAAAGCGCGATAGTCCGTCATCCAGGTGCGGACGTGGCAATGCGGGCAGCGGTGGCGGGTGTCGAACATGGGATCAGCGAGGCGATAGCGTGGCATGGGTCAATCGCTCGGCATCACGAAAACATAACCAGCATTTCCGGGCAGGGCGCCCCCGACAAGGGCCGGATAACCTTTCTCAACGGTCCAGCCATAGCGGTCTGCCAATGCCTGCGCCGCTACCTTGTGGTTGGCTCCGGCGTCTAGCGCGTGGTCATAGGGTAGAATTACCTTCCCGGCTTCTGCCTTGGCAGATATGCGGGAGCCTCGGCGGTTTGCCGGGCCGTGGTATTTCGTCACGATTGCTTGGAATAACATGGCTTTAATCCTTTCGCTTAGGGGTGAAACAATAGGGGCGGCATCGCCCCCAGACCGCCCAGGGTCCGGGCGGTCAGGGGACGGGGGGCTTGCGCCCCCTCGCCTGTCATGCCGGGGGTGCGCTGCTGCTGGCGTCTAAATCTGCCGGCAAAGGGGCGGGGTTGGTGTCTGTAATTGTGCGCCCTGCTGGTGCGTTGCTGTCTGTTTTGTCCTTTGCATGGCGCGCGGCGTATATGGCGATGGTCGCATCGATGGCGGCGGTCTCTTCTGTGGTCAGGGGTGCGAGGGGGCGGGTCTCCCAAAATACCGGGACGCTATCCGGCGCCTTCATCCTGACGGTGGGGGCATAGCCGGGGCGCCCGGATGCGTGGCAGTCGCGTAGGTAGTGCAAGGCAATATCTGCGGCGCGTTCTGGGGTCTCGGCTTCCACGGCAAGGCCGGGGCGGGCGCGATACCCCCACAGGCCGATTAGGGCGCGTTCGCGTTCAAGGGTGGTGGGGATGGGGGCGCGGGGGTTGTCCAGCGGGGCGAAGAATAGGGGCATGGGTGTTCTCCTTTGGTTCTATAGGATCCGGCCTATTCCAGGCCGGGGCATCCTTGGGCTTTGAGCGTTTCTAGTGTGTGATCAAACACGGCTATTGGTTCGTGTTTGATTTCGTTGTGAAGGGTCGCCAGGGCGGGCAAGACATAGGTTCCGGGCGGGCGTTCTAGGGGGCGCATTGCTACGGCGAACCCCTGGTTGGTGCCTAGGCTTTCATCAAATGCCGGGTGGGCATTGCCTGCCGCGAATAGAAGGCGTCGATGAACCGCCACATGGCCGATAGCAAAAACAAGGCGCGCTAGATCAAGGCTATCTTGCGCGGCTTTGGCGCGAAACATCATCTCGCTGCGATTGCCTAGAGCGTTGTTCTCGCCTGTTGCGGCGGCGGTCCCGGTCTGGTTGCTGCTCTCTCTGCGCCCGGCGATAATCTCTACCCGGAACCCCGCATCTTCCAGCCTATCCACGATTGCGGCGGCGGCGGTTGCCAGATTTTCAAACGTGCGCGGCTCTACATACCAGGGCGCGCTTGTGTTGCTCACGATAGTGATGATGGGCTGCTGGTTTGTCTGGCTGGTCTGGCGGGTTTTCATCGCCAGGGGATTGCCTGCCAGATAACGGGGGATTGACGGCACCGCGCCCGCTACGTCCCACCGGGTCAGGGCTTTGCGCGTGGGGCGCGCTGTCTTTACCCGGTCAAGCAACGGCTGGACACGTTCCGCCCCTTTCTGCCAGCCATCGCGGGCGAGGGTGCGCGCTTGCGCCATGGTCACGCCGTAGAAGTCCTGGTCTTTGCTGCTCCATGCTTCGCCAGGGCGCCCCTTGCGGGGGCTGTCTGGTATCGCGGCGGCAAGGTCCGAAAGACTGTCGAAGTGAAGGCGCGCGGTGGGGGTGCCATTATCCGGGATCGGGGGCAGTATGTCCGCGAAAGCGGCGCGGGTGCCATCGGCGGGCAAGGTGTCAATCATGGCGCCTTACTCCGCCGCGATTGCGTGGATAACGGGGGCTTGCGCCCGGGTGGCGATACGGTCCGGGATTTTCGCGGTGATGCGTTCGCGCTGCTCCTTGTCCAATCCTTTCCACAAGGCGGCTTCTGCCACCATGTCGAAGGGAAGTCCGGCGCGGCGCATAACGGCGCCAGACATAGAAGCGCGGGGGCTGATAACATGCCGGATCTTGAGGTCAACGGCGGCGGCGCGGGCTGCTTGGACATAGGCGCACCATGCGTCATCACCCGCAAGGGCGCGTTCAAGGGCTTCGTCATAATCCCAGGACAGAACCGCGAAACGGTCCAGGGTCGAAGCGTCTAATTGATTGGCGCCGATGTAAAGGCGGTCAGCGCCGCGCCCGAAAGTGTTGGCGGCGACAACCGGGATGAAATCGGCATGGGCTTTCACGGGTTCGGCGCGGTCTGGGAAAGCGGCGAAGCCGTTTGCCAGGGCGCTATTCAGCGAGAGAACGGCGGCGGGGTCGCTGCGGTCCATTTCATCCATCAGGTAAACCCCGCCCCCTTCGAAGGCGGCGCGGAATGGGGTTCCGTGATAGGTGCCTGCGGCGTCTTTGTATCCCATGAGTTCATGCGCCCCGGTCAAAGCGCCGTTCGTGTAGAAGGGGAGGCCGAGCGCCTGGGCGGCGTGTTCGCAAGCGGTGGTCTTGCCTGACCCTGCGGGTCCGACAAGCATTACGGGGGCGCCATGCTTTTCCCTGCCACAAATGACAAGGGTTAGAAACATATCGAAAAGGGGATGGCGCGGCGCGGCGGGTAGGGGCGTAATGCGGTCTTTAATCTCAATCCGCAAAACGCGCGGGGCGCCGTTAACAATGGCGCGGGCTTCTTCCAGAACATCGGCAAGCGCCAGCCGGGCTTGTTCGGTTGCGCTGGTTGTCGCGGCGCTGATGGTTGCGCCCATGTTGCGGGCGACAATTTCAAGCACGGCGGCTTCATCCAGGGCGGGCGTTTGGGGGTTAAGGATTTCCAAAAGCGCCTTCATGCGCGCGTCCTGGTCCAGGGGCTGCGCGGGGCGCGGCGCGGGGCGGTCAAAGATGATGGGTTCTTGCATGGGCATTGGGTTGGGTTCCTCGGTGATGATGGGGGAAGGGGTGATGCCATTACGGCGCTGAAAGGCGGTCAAAATGTGCGGGTCATAAATCGGCTTCGGGGTTTCTGGGGTTGCATCCCGCGCGGTTTGCAGGCGGGCCAGGGCGGCGCCGCTAGTGTCGTGCCAAGCGTCCCAAAGCTGGTCCAGCGTCAGGGTGACGGCTTTTTCGCTGGGGACGCCTGCGGCTGTAAGCCAAAAGCGAATTAGGCCTCGCTCCTTGCTGGTAAGGATGGCCATACAACCCCGGCGGGGCGCCCCTTTGGAGACGGCCCATCTTTCAGCGTCCTGCGGCGTGGCGAATTTTGAACGCCTTGCCATGCTCTAAACTCCTTCTATCTGCGGGGCGGGATTGCCCCTGGTTTGGTAGTCTATAGTTTTTTCTTTTCATCAGGCCCTATCTATAGATGCGCTGTCAAGTGCCTTTTTTGTTGCTGTATATATCTACAACAAATGCAAGCTAAGGTGTTTGTAAATGATTACATCCTGTTATTCATGGTGTTTGTATCGGTGTTGTTAAATGTTTACCTTGCGTGCCTATTGCGTGTTCTGTATTGTTTCCCTGGGTGGCTTGGCGAGGCTGTCGTTGCGGGTTTGCAATGATTAACCTGGGAGACCAGGCGCCCGGTAAGGCGGCGGCGGTCTGGCATGGGGTCGGGTTCGCTGGTCGTTCTTTTGGGGCAGGGACCACCGTAAGGTGGCTAGATGCGGTGAGTGATGACAAGCTAGGGGATGATAAGGCGAAGCCTCATAAGGGACGGAAGAAAGCCAAGCCTAATCTCTCCCTGGTTCCTGCTGTCGTCGTTCCATTGGCCAAGGGAAGCGGTAAGGATGCAAACGGTCTTACTGCCAAACAGGAAGCTTTCTGCCAGGGTGTCGGTGCAAGAGGCGAGACGCTGGCGGCGGCTTACCGGGCCGCATATGACGCCAGCGGCATGACGCCTGCGAACGTCCATAATGAAGCCTACAAGCTGATGCTGCGCCCTGAGATCGCGTCGAGGGTCAATGCCCTGGTGCGAGAGAAACAGGCGAAAACATCGCATGACGCCGCACGGATCCGTTCCCACGTCATCGAAAGGCTCCATTCTGAGAGCATAAACCCAGATAATCCGCCCGCCGCGCGCGTTCGTGCCTTGGAACTACTCGGCAAGCTGGATGTCGTGGGCGCGTTCCGTGAGCGTGTCGAGGCCGAGACCAAGCAGGCCGCGCCGGATGATATCGCAGCCACGCTAGAAGCAAGGCTCAAGGCTTTGCTGGCCAAGGCGGGCTAGGTCTGGAATAGCTCGGGCGCGTCTCGCATGGCCGGGCGCGTCTGAAACGGCCAGACGCAGCCCCCACCGGGGCGGGGGACACCCGATCGGGCGGGTCGCGCGCGTGTGCCTATACATACTATTCCACTCAACTCTTCACATCTCACTTCACCTTCACCTCCTAACCCCTTGATCCTACAATATTCCCATCCTAACCCATTGATCTTAAAGTATTGTGCTATCTAGGCTCATCTGATCTCTTAACTATACCCCTTACCCCCTTGTTTTTATTGGGAATTGCGTTTGTTTTGGTATTTCTGGACCCTCCCCCCTTTGTTTTTTAGGTACCATCTGCCCGGCGGGGGTATTTTTCTACCGTTGGTTGGTATTTTGCCGGGGATTTTGGCCATTAACCGAAAAGTTCTTCAACCGTAGGATGAAAATACAAGGTTTTTTGGGGCAGTATCTTGTCTCGTGTTAGTGTTTTGAGTATCGTTTGTTCCTCGGTTGAGGGGTTTGTCGGATGGTTATTCCTGATGTTTGGACGTTGATTGCTGTTTCCACATTTCGTGGTGGGTGGGAGTCGGTGCCTGGGGCTATTTTGTCGGTTGGGGAGGCTCGGGCGTTTTTTGATCGTGATGAGCTTTATATGGCGCAGAAGCGTTTGGGTCCGAATCAGATGGGTTTATTGATTCGGAGGCGTTCTGATGGATGATGTTGAGAAGTTGCGGAAGTTGATTTTGTTGGGGAAGACTGAGGTTGAGATTGGTCGTATGATGGGTTGGTCTCATCATCGGATTAAGAGGATTCGGGAGCGTGCGAAGAAGGATGAGCGTCCCGTGCCTATGGAGATTTCAAAATGACATTCCGGCAGAAAGAGGCTTTGGACTTCATTAGAGGTTTTTGGCAGATGTATGGGTTTGCCCCGTCTTATGATGAGATTGGGTCTGCTTTAGAGTTAAAGTCTAAGTCTGGGGTGCATCGGGTGGTGCGTTGTTTAGTGGAGAGGGGTTGGGTTGTGATGGAGCCTCATAAGGCTCGGTCTGTGCGGGTTGTTGAGAAATTTGTTGACGCTCGGGGTTGAGGGTGGCTAGGGTTGTTCTGCATTGGTTTCTTCTATCCGGTGCTTGTTCTCCCTGAAGGATAACTTGGCCCTCGGTAACGGGGGTCTTTTTTTAGAGAGTGTGTATGAATTTAGAAGAGATACTGCCCAAGATTAAGGATTTATCTCTTGATGAGCAGCGTGATTTATTGCGTTTGGTTGAGCAATTGGAGGAGTCTCGTAGGCTGGAGACTGCCAAGACCAAGTTTATCCCATTTGTGAAGGAGATGTGGCCTGGGTTTATTCAGGGGCATCATCATGAGATTATTGGGGAAGCGTTCGAGAGGGTGCTGTTTGGGGATTGCAAGCGGTTGATTATCAATATGCCGCCCCGGCATACCAAGTCTGAGTTTGCTTCCTATTTATTGCCCGCTTGGTTCATGGGTAATTTCCCCGATAAGAAGATCATTCAGGCTACCCATACATTAGAATTGGCCTTGGATTTTGGCAGAAAGACTAGAAACCTTATTGATGGTGAAGACTATCGGAAGGTTTTTGGGGATGTGAAGTTGCAGTCGGACAGTAAGGCTGCGGGGCGTTGGAATACCTCGGATGGCGGTGCCTATTTCGCCGTTGGTATTGGTGGCGCTATTGCTGGTAAGGGGGCAGATTTATTTATCATTGACGACCCTCATACTGAGCAGGAGGCTATTTTAGCCGCTCATGATCCGTCTATTTATGACAAGGCGTTTGATTGGTACACCTCTGGTCCTCGTCAGCGTTTGCAGCCGGATGCTCGTATTGTCATAGTTATGACCCGCTGGGGTAAGCGGGATTTGACGGGCCGGTTGGTGCAATCCTCTTTGGATCGGGAGGGTGTATCCGAGTGGGAGGTGATTGAGCTTCCTGCCTTATTGCCTTCGGGGAATCCGATTTGGCCTCAGTATTGGAAGCGGGAAGCCTTAGAGGCTTTGAAGGCAGAATTGCCTGCCCACAAGTGGAATGCCCAGTATCAACAGCAGCCGACCAATGCCGAAGGAGCCATTCTCAAGAGGGAGTGGTGGAGACGTTGGGAGTCCAATAAGCCCCCACAATGTGAATATATTATCGTCTCGGCGGATACCGCGTTC